GCCTGTGGCTCCTGTAACACCTTGTGGGCCAGTTGCTCCAGTTGTGCCAACACCAGTTGCTCCAGTTACGCCTGTTGCACCTGCTGGACCAGTTGGTCCTGTAGCACCTTCAATACCTGCTGGCCCTGTGGCACCAGTTGCTCCTGCGGGTCCTGTTGCACCAGTGGCTCCTGTTGGGCCACCTGCAGGTCCTGTTGCTCCTGTAGGGCCAGTTGCTCCTGTAACTCCAGGTGCTCCTGCTGGTCCTGGTGCAGATACGGTTACAATGTTGTTTGTTTCATTAACAACTACCTGATTTGATATTGAAGTCATTATCTTGTAACCTCTCCACTAACTGTGACTGTTCCTTGAATTAAACGAGTTCTTGTTCCACCAATATTTAGTTCTAAATCATAAACATAAAGACCTGGATCAATGTCTGCTTGCTCGTCTGTTGCTATTAAATTTAATGTTCCTGTAGGGCCAGTAATTGTGATTCCACCATTTGAAGTAGATAGAGTTAGAACAGCAGTATCAGAATCAAACTTACGACGAATCTGCATCTCTGCTGTGTAGCCAGTCAAGTCAACTGGTGCTCCAGTTGAATCTTCGTACACTATCTGTAGTGTCCATGTAGAACCTTGGTCAAGAGTAAAGTTATAAATACCTGCAATTGCCACGATTACTCCTTTTCCGTAATGTAAACTAAAAATAAGCCTAATGCTATAAAACTAACTGGTGGAAATATCAAGAAAAGTCCATATGTAGCAAGGCCAACACCAGTAACTTCTGTTATTACTGGCCAGTCTATCTTTAGTTTTTTCATTATGCTCCTATATTGAATGAAACCTTGCAACAGGTTGTTTTGGTGGCTTTGGTGCTGTTGCACGATCATAGCCAAATATTGCTGCTACAGCAGCGTCAATCTTTCTTTTATTTGTAGCCTTAGTTACCATAATACCACGAGATGATGTTTTTGTCACAGTATTTGATACATGTCTGGCAAGTCTTTCATCACCATCATGGGTAAATGATTGATTCATTACTGCCTCGTAAAACTTTTGTGTGGCTGGAACCATACGCTCTGCTGAGTTTGGATATGCCACGACTGGCATTCCTTCTTCATCAAGTAGCATAAATGTTCTTGACCAACGAGCAGGATCAAAAGTAACTTCTTTAACACTTATGTTTGGGTCTCTATAAGTATCAACAAGAGTCTTTTCAACCTCTGCAATTGGCACTGACCAAAGTGGATCTGGGTCTACCTCTGGTAGTTCCCATAATCCTACTATCTTTAGGTGTGGTTTTTCTCCACCTAAGTACCAGGCAATTATAGCAGTTGAGTCATTTGAAAATGCACCATCAAACGCTAAGACTACATCTTCTCCAGGAATAATTTTTCTATCCTCAAGTAGCAGTGCATCCCAGGCATCTGACGGAATCCAAGATTGACCTGTAGAGGTCCAGAGATTTAGTCTCTTAGTTTTAAATTCTGCTTCTGGTGTTAGCAACATTGCAGAGTGCATGTCCTCTTCAGAAACGATATCGCCCATTGACGGATTTGCTAAGTGCCAGTTCTCAGGATCCTTATAATTAAGTTTTTCATCACCCTGATACCAAGCAAAAAAGAAAGAAGGGTCTTCAACTTCGCCTTTTGCGATTTGAATTCCTCTATTGTACATTTGAAAACACAAAGATTCTTTACCAGATGAGTCGTATTTAGTACCTGCTGTAGTAATTGCAACCAGCATTGGCTCTAATCTTGCACCCATAGATAGTGATAAAACATCATAAAGTTCTCTATTTTGCTGTGCATGTAACTCATCAATTACAATAAATGTAGAGTTTAAACCTTCTTTTGTAAAAGATTCAGACGATAATGCTCTATAAACAGAACCAGTTGTTGGGTTATATATAGTGTTTTGATACACTTCCAGCATGTCTTTTAACTCTGGTTCAAGTTCAATCATCTTCTTTACCGTCTTAAAAATGATTCTGGCCTGCTCTTTATCTGCTGCTGCAGAATAAATCTGACCACCATTAACACCTAAAACAATTTGCTCTAAAACCAGAGAAGCAATTAGGGCTGACTTACCATTCTTGCGTGGAACTCCAATTAAAGCACGACGATGTTTTAGTAGGCCATCTTCTCTTTCAGCATAAAGATGAACGAGCATGTCTTTTTGCCAGGGCCTCAAAAGAAACTTATCACCAGTATTACCAGCAATAGAATCTTCAGTTAAATGACAGAGAGTCTCAATAAAATCTATGACTTCATAACCACGAGAGTTAGATAACTCAGTTTCTGAGACAGGAGATAAATATGTAGGTGGCCAGGCCATGTTAACCTCTTATTGCTAACGAAAGCCTGTTCTTATCAAAGTCAATTTCTATGATTTCAACATCTATTGTATGTCCCAAAGTAAATTGCTCAGGAGTAAAATTACCCATCTTTGATTTATGAATCAATCCAGATAGCAACCCAATCTCAACAAAAACACCATATTCAGTTATTCCTGAAACTGTGCCTGTGTGTATTTGGCCAATTTCTAACTTGGCAAATTCTATATTCTTATCTTCTTTTTGCATTTGCTCAATAAGTGAACGGCGATTAAGAACGATACTTCCTTTTTCTCTATCAATTGAGTGAATTAGGAATTCAGCCTCATGGCCAATGTATGCCGTAAAGTCTGTAACTCTATTTACATCAACTAAAGAACCAGGCAAAAAGGCCTTAATTCCAATATCTACAATTAATCCACCCTTGACCATTTTGACTACCTTACCCATAATTGGATCAGATATTTCATACTTGTATTGAAGGGTACGCCAAAGAGCCTCTAACTCATTTTGCTTCATAGATAGAATGTATTGTCCTTCTTCGTTTCTATGTAGGACTATGGCTTCTACTACCTGCCCAATTTGGACAATCTCATTCATGGCAAGTTCTTTATTATTGGTCAATTCATTCTTTGGAACAAAGGCTTCTGTCTTGTCGCCAATATCTACAAGTACGCCATCACGATCAATCTGGACTACGGTCCCAACTATTGGATCCTTGGTGCTCCATGTTTTCATGGATGCGTCAATGGCAGCCATAAAGTCCTCTGCTGTTCCTATGTCGTTAATTGCTATTTGGTTCATTATTATTAAGTGCCCCTGTTTCTATGATTTCAGATTCAGCCTCAACAATAATTGTATCAGCCTTGGCTCTGTTTTGCCTTCTTTCCAAAAGTTTGTCAATAGAGGTTGCAGCCTTGACCTCTGCAACTCCAAGGCGTGACCTCGCAATAGGATCAAAGCCCAGAGATGCTAACGCATCTGTATATGCTTTATTAATTGCGACATACGCCCTACCGTCTGCAGCATCAAGGGTAGCCATGTATTTATTTCTTGCAGCCTCTGAAGCATCAGCCAAGAAAGCAGCATTTGAAATTGCATCAATATCAGAAACTGGTGATAGCCATGTTACAGCCATAGCCCAAGCACGATTCCAAAGTTTGGTTCCTTGCTCTCCAATGTTTTCTGGGAGTGCTGGAATTTCCCTGGCCATAGGCAAATGCGTAATATTATTCAAATCAGGCAAAGGTCTTTGTCCAGGATTTCCCAGCAACCTTTTAAGTTCCGTTGGTTTTGGTGGTCTTCCTGCAGTCATTTTATTTTTATTCTCCAATGTCCGTTTTGCGTAATTCTTACACAATAATATCATTTCTGTAATTTCGCAGAGAAATACAGAAAGGGGCAGCCAGGGTAAACTAAAGTTTTTTACGCTCAAAAAAACACCCATACGGAGTGATGCCAGGGATGGGTGCCAGTGAGTGGAAGTGTTTTTGTTATTTTATTTGATATTTTTTATTTCTTAGATGAGTTGCATCGTCTACATAAAACCATGATGTTCTCTAATATATTTTGTCCACCATTTGCTAAACTTAAAATATGATCTGCCGTGAGGTCTTTTTTACTTCCGCATCTTGAACACCAGGGCTGCATGGTCCTGGCAAGTCTACTTAATTTGTGCCATTCGTAGTCATATTTTTTATTTCTATCTCGCCTTAATGGATCTCTTGCATTAATAGAATTAATACAGTCTTTACAGGTACTGCCCCTGGATAATGTTCCACAATATAGACATGGTGACAGGAATCTCTTAGCCATAGCCACCCAGTCTCTAATCTAATTCATTATTATTATTTTCTAATTCACACTCTTCACATTCATGGTCGCCATCCAATGCCTGATCATACTTGAGTAGGGCACCCATATGGGCATTCATTAATGTTAGGGCTGTTAGTGTTCCTCTGTTCAATAATGTTTCAACACCATCAAATGATAACTTCTCATCTGTCTCCAAATGTACTTGAGCATGTCCTACAATTAGATGCATGTTATACATAGATTGATTCCTTTATTAGGATTAATTGGTACTCTTTAGATCCCGTCCTGATTTTGGGTGCACGAAGTACAGACCCTCTTATTTTACCAGATAAATTAGAAACTCGCAACTTGATTCCTCGCATTCACTATAGATGCAAGGTCATATAAACCATTGCGTTTAGGTACATCGTACTCCTCTATTATCTTCAAGGCTTCCTTCTTTGTGATATTTAACCATAGACAAATAGCCTCAAGATCCAGCCAAAACCTCTTATCAGGATTAGTCATAGCCAACTGTAGCAATCTATATAATGTCCAAGAACCTTTGCACTTCAGGCAATTAACATCTCCTAAGATATTCTCAATATCTATTGCTACCTTATTCTTACAGCCATCTGTAGGACATGGTATTCTTCTGGTAGTTTCTATAAAGGATTTAGTTACTGATAGTCCTTTAGAGTGGATTACTTTAACTTCCGTCGCAAATTCACCAACCCAGTCCTGCTTAAGAGTCCAGCCTAAATGAGTAATGTGGAACTGGGCTGTTGCAGCAACCTCTGCCTCAGTACTTGGCTCTCGTCTCAGCAGGGCTGGTGGCGTTAG